GACAGGCTGTCGTACAGGTTGTCCTCGATTGCCTCTTCGGTGATCGAGAAACCCAGGGCGATGGTTTCGTGGTTGTAACGTGCGGTCCAAGCTTCCTGCGCATTGTCATAAGCAATGGCAGCGCCTTCGTTCTTCACCGGAGCGGCGGAGAAGCCAGACAGCTTGGTTTCCTCTTCGAAGGAACGCTCAGAGGTCTCAGTTTCATAGATCTCTTTGTGCTCTTCGCCATAACGTGCGTACTCCAGACCAAACAGTGCGTTCAGGCCAGGGAGCAGCTCTTTCAGTAGTTGTGCGCGAGAAATAGCCATTTAATTAGCTCCTTATGCCGACACTTGGGAGCCGCCAGCGTTGTAATACTGGTGAACACCAAAGTTAAACTTAACGATTACCTCGGTATAAGAACCGGGATAACCAGCGATAGCCGTGTCAGGCACTACGTCAACAACTTTGAACGGCAGGGCCGTCTCAGTGTCAGCGGTAGCCAGAACAGCGGCAGCAGAATCACCGGTCGTGGCCGAGCCGCTCGAAGCGTTCGGCACATAGGCGACGTTTTGACCAACAGCGGCCTGAGTCAGGAAGCCAATAGTCGTGCCAGAAGACACGGTAGCTACCTTAAACAGAGCATCCGGATCATCCAGGACGAATGCCTTGATGTCGGAGGCGGAAACGCCACCCGGATAGTACTGCTGCTGAAGCAGTTGTTTGGTCGTGGGGTTGGTGTACTGGCAGCCCAGGAAAATACCAACGGTTGAAAAAGAGGAGCTTGTGGCCGAGACCTTGGTAATCGTGCCAGAGCTGTTAACTACAACAACGTCACCATAATAGATGGCGGTGCCGGAGCTAGAAGCTATGGGGATTAGACGGGTAGAGCCAGCAAACACCTGTCCGCCGATCAAATTGATCGGACGCAGCCCGTAAGGGGCTTCTACAGAAGGATATGCCATGTTAAACCTCGTTCAAAAAGTTATGAGCCTTTACCGAAGCTAACCGACGATTTCCGATCTCTAAAGAGCGGCATCCGTGGGTCAGATTCGCGCATAAAGTTGTTATCGACAGACTGGGTTTGCTGATCGGTCTGGTTCTGATAGAACGCATTCCGTTGCTCAACCAGTTCTGTAGGGGTTTTGCAAAGCATCAGACCGCCCACAACTACGTTGTCTTTGAACTTCTCCGACGTATCGGTTCCGTACAAATGTAATTCGGGGTGATCTACCAGCCTTACGGGTTCCCAGCCCTCGCGGAGCTTAGAAGACAAATTGGTCGGATCAGACTGATTCATGGTTGAAATACGAATCCACCGGAAAGAATACCCGTCCTGCGGTGCGGGAACAGGTAAAAGAGTAGGCGGTGCCCAGCTCTTTACGCGCTCGGTTTTTTCACGTTTTTCAATCTCACGACTATTTCTGTTTTCAGCCATTTTGTTTCCTCGCTTCCTCAGCAACCTTTTTAGCATAGAGCTCCAAAGGAACTCCAAGCCTCTTGGCGATGTTTACCTGTGTTTGCGTCAGCACGATTTTTTTCGAAGCAGTGCTACGCGTAGCAGGCGCTACTACGTTACTTTTAATCGCACGAGCTGGCTTTTCAACCTGCTCGGTATCCCCCGGAGAAGTACTAAAAGCATCCGGAAAGACTTGTCGCATACGAGAGTCAATACGCTCGTAATACTCATCACTTCGTGGGTCTATCCCACTTCTGACCAGTTTTTGGTGCAATCCAAGCGCGAAGCTGGTCATTTCCTCATCCCTACCAAACCACCGATTTTCGTCCTGCCAAGCAAGTGCTTTGGTATCTGGAGGAGGTGCTTGAACGAATGATTGTGTTTCTACTCCCTTTTCTTCCGTCTGTAAAGGGGTCGGCTTAAAAGTCGAAATCCGCTCGGCTTTGATTTTTGCTGCAGTCAAAGCATCCTGGGCTTCTGTCAGAGCATCAGCGTCGCCAGCATCGTAAGCTTCTTTAAACTTGCGCTTGGCTTTTTCGATCTCCAGTTCAGTGGCCGCTTTGGCCTGGCTGATCAAAGCTTCCTGCCCACGGCTCAGAGAACCTTTTAGCTTCTTGTTCTCTTCAATAATGGACTGGGCTAGCTTAAGAGCCTCTTCCTTTTCCCGCAGAGCAGCCTCTTTTGCACGGCGCTCGTTGTGATATCCCTTGCCAAGATGGGCCAGACGGGTCTTAAGCTTTTGATCGGTATACCGCTCAAGCTCTTCGTCAGTAACATCTTCCGGGGTGCGGTACGGCTGGTCCTCATCCCGAATTCGGTCCCTTTCAGGCGTATCGTCAATAACCTCTATGTCGGTATCCGGCTCGGATTTAGCCTCCAAAGGCAGCTCTTTCTGGGTGGATTTCTCCTCCCGAGCCTCCTTTTCATCCGGAAATTCGTACTCCACTTTCTCAAGTTCAGCCATTTTTCGCTCCTTTAAGCACGTGAAATGCCGCGCGGATCTTCCACCACAGCTTCCACGGAATCGTCGTTAATTAGCCTAAATTCCCGGCCATGAATCTTTAGCCGGGTGCCAGTGTTAGCTCGAACCAACACAAAGTCCCCCTTCTTACACCACGGCCCGTGGGGGAAACGGTCCTTGTCCTTGTAGCAGTCCGGTCCCAGCTCAACTACAAAAAGAACATTGGTAAGCAGCTCTTCAAACCTGACCACCTGATCAGCTTTGAGGATGCCGCTCTCGTATGTGTTTTCAATCTCCGGGATGCAAACCAGGATCTTGTAGCCCTTGGGCTTCGGAAGCTGTCTTGCCTTCTCTTCCGCCGTCTCAGGTAAGACGGTTGTTTCCGATAGGTCGTCAGGGTTTACCCCAACCAAAAGTTCAGTCATCTGAGTTCTCCAAATTGCGAACGAGGTCTTCTACTAATTGTTTTGCGGCAAGCAGTCCTCGGATCCTGCCGCACCCTTCGCGGTACTCGGCGTAGTCTTTCGCTTGGCCGGTACCGAGAAATTCCTGTGTTTGTGCAATTTGGTCGTTTAACTGAGAGGAAATTACTTCTAGCACTCTCGTATCCATTCACTATCCTTTTGGTTTTATTGTTTCTTTCAGTATCGCGGTCTGGGCTTTCTTGTCCTCGCCACGTTCTTTTGCTGCTAACCGCATAGCCTCGCGTTTGTTCTCGGCCATGATTCTTTCGCGCTCCAGCTCCTGCTGCTGAGCCTTGAGCTGTAGCTCTGCCTGGTCCTTCTGAGCCTGCATCTGTAACTTCTGAGCCTGAAGCTGAAGTTCTTGCTGCTGCATCTGGATGACAGGGTCTTGAGCTTGGGCTTGAGCCTGCTGTTGCGAAACTTCTGCCTGATCTTTTTGCAGAAGCTGAGCTGCAGCCTGGGCAACAACCTGAGAAAGCTGAACTTCGACGTCCTCTGGCAGTGGTTTGTCCGGCGGTGGCAGCGGAACACCCAGCGTCTTCTCAATATCGCGGCGATATTTAAAGCCGACATGCTCGGCAATGTGTGCCATGAGAGAAGCTTGGATCTGTTGAGCCATAGGGTTCTGGCCAATCGCTCCCATGATCTTCGGATCTTGCATCATCGACTGGTGAACAGCGATGTGCGCGTCGTGATCTTGGTAAATGAATGCCTTGAGAGGCTTTCCTTTCAGTGCATTCATGTTTTCCGATACCGGATCTACAGGCTTTTGATCGTCAATGGTCGGGACGAGCTTGGCTGCATCCTTAATGCCAAGGACGTCAAGCATTTGGCGGTGTAAAGCAGGAAGATCATAAATCTGAGGCGCGGATTGAGCCAGCTGAATAACCGCTTGATACTGGACAACTCGTTGCGCCATAGTGGCGGCGTTCGGATCAGAGACTGGGATGACCTCAACATGGTCATAATCACTCTTCTTCGCCCGTGGCGGTGCGTTTTGTGGTTCGTAGTCATACTTGTCCTCCGTATAGTCACGGATGATGTTCTTCAGGAGCTTGAACTCCTGCTTCATCGCGTGATGTACCCGGGCCTGCACAGCACTCATCGTCTTTAACTGACGCTCTAATAGAGCCAGCGTGGTGCCAACAGGTGCTTGAGCTGACATATCCGAAACCTTCATGTCAGCAACTGAGGCTAATCGACGTGCTTCGTCGTTAACCTGATTTAAAAGTGATAACAGTGTTTGACTCGGCTCCTTATAGGGCAGAGTCATGATGTTGTCTTTGATCGCTCCGCCAGGAATGTCTACATCCCTGAATTCGCCTGGAGCAATCGGTGTGTCGTCTCCTTTTACTCGGAGGCCTCGGGCTTTGAGTCCGCCGGGTAAGTTAGCCAAGGATCCCGCGTCAATAAGCTGACGGATAAGCGTCGTGCCTCCGCGAGCATACCCACCGATAATATGAATGAGACCAAGGTTGTAAAACCCAAAACCGGGAATATAGCCATAGTGTACGAAATGGGTGCGCTTAAGCTTAAGGGGATCGTCAGGGTTCCAATTTCTTCTGATTGCAAGAACGGTTGACGTCCCTTTATCAATCGTAATGATGTACGGGAGTGCGATTCCATCTTTGTCCTCGTATCCTGGCAGGTCCAGGTCAGCTTGAATCTCAAGCAATGTGTATCTGTCATCTGAAGTCAGCGTAAAGCCTGCCTCTTCCGCCTTCTTCCTCTCGATGTCCGTCTGAATAAAGACTGGATCACCAAGGTCTACTTCACGATAAAAGCCCGCAACCTGAAGCCGCTTCAGTTCATTGCGCGTTTTACGCATTACATGTGTTACACGTGGCGCGGTCTCAAGATTAGATGCGCCGTAAGGAACGATCACGTCTTCAGCGGTAACAAACACCGATACCTGGCGGCCTAAACTTGGATCGTAATAAACCTTTTTAAATGCTGAGCCCTGAAGGCCGAGTGAATAAAGAAGTCTTTCATGTTCTGGCCGGTACTCCACCATGACTTCAGTTAACTGATAGTTCATGTCCTGCTGAACGCGTTCGGCTGCCTCTTCTTTGTATTTATTCGGCTGTCCTATGATCTTCGTTTTGACCGGTCCCTTGGCCGGGAAGGTCTCCATGATCGTCTCGGACTGGAATCTAATGGCCGCCTCTGAAAGCAGGGTGGAAAAAATCCCGCAGGCTCCGTTCCAGGGTTCTGTTCTTTCTTCATATTTAATCCCAAGGACTTCTAGTCCCTTGACCAGCATGTCCGCCCAGTCTTTGCGTGAGTTCTCGTCGTTCTCAACGTCTGAGGTGAGCTCAGATCCAAGCTGCGTTAGCTCGGTCTCGCTCATGTGGTCGGCTAAGTTGGCGTTAAAGTCTGTGTCGCCAAGTTCTTGTGGCTCAATCTCTATTTCCACGCCATCCATTTTTACTGACATGGATTCCGGATCAACCACCTCGATCTCGATTGCCTCGGCTGGCTCTTCTTCCATCCCCATCGGGGCCTGATATAGGGCTTTTTCAATTGCCATGTTTATTCCTTAGTAATAAGCAGCCCGCCGCTGCTTGAAGTATTGAATATCGTCCTCTTCATCCAAGGTAGTACGCACGTATCCGCCCTGCCGAAAACGCATTAAGGCAAGGGAAACTGAGTCCACGTAGTCATCATGCTCACCATTAGGGAAACTTGCAACCTCCTCCACGACTTCCTCGGCCCAATTTGTGTTAGGCACCCAGATTCGACTGGAGGCAAACAAATCGGACACCGCATTTAGCCGGGTGATCTTGTCGTTTCCTTTAGTTGGAGTAAATTCTTGTACTGGAACGCCCATCGATCTAAGTTCATAGATCAGGGGAGCGCCAGAGGCCTTCTTTTCTATGATGAGTCCGTCGGGGCTCCATTCTTTGTACTGCTCTAAGACGCGTTTTTTCAATTCTGGGAACTCAAGCCGGTCCCGAAACGCGTTTAGCATGATCAAATTTGCCTGTTCTTTGCCCGTATCGTCTGGGTGATAGAACACACCCCAGGTCGTACAGGCCGAATAGTCCGCCCGGCTGTTCTTTTCAAACGCTGTATCCCAGGACTGGATGATCATATCGACGTGAGGGGGCGAATCGTCCTCCCAAATCTGCCACCACTCCCGTTTTACGATGGCGGAACCCTCTGAAGTTGGGTCTTGTTGGTACTGCGCCTGCCATTTTGGGTGCGGAAGCTCCTCTTTTAGGGCTGCCAACTCCTTTAATGACCAAAATTCGGGCCATAAAGGGTTGCCGCTTGGCAAAATCGCTGGAAATTCAATAACTTCCCACTCATCGCCGCCCCTTTGGAAGCTGGCTTTAATGACTTGGCCTGTTAAATCGCGCTTTCCCCACCGGGTCATCACGATAACAATCGCTCCGCCAGGCTGCAGACGCTGCCGTGGTCCGGATGAGTACCATTCGTAAACCTTGTCGTAGACCGATGGGTCGTTTGCGGCTAGGGCTGCTTCTTGTTCCGAGTGCGGGTCGTCAATAATAAGGAGGTCAGCTCCCTTACCAGTGACGGTACCGCCAACGCCAATAGCAAAATACTCACCATTAGCATTAGTAGACCAGCGCCCAGCAGCCTTAGAGTCGTGTCGCAGGGATACGTTGGGAAATACTTTTGCATAAGTCTCTCCGTCCACCAGGTTTCGGACCTTCCGGCCAAAGCCAACCGCAAGCTCGGCTGTATTAGAGGTCTGGATTATCTTCTTGCCAGGATACTTCCCAAGGAACCAGGCAGGCAATAAGTACGAGGCGAACTCCGACTTTGTATGCCGGGGCGGCATATTGATAATAAGTCTCTTTAACTTCCCGGCGGCTATCTCCTCAAACTTCTTAGCCATGACGGCATGATGGCGGCCATTAATAAAGCCCGGCCACATCGCCTTAACAAAAGCCATAAAAGAGTTCTGAGCCTTCTCCCGCGATAAGGCGTCCTGATACTGCTGAGCCATGATAAGCAGCTCGTTTCTCTGGACGTCGGGAAGACTCTCCAACAGCTGGGCTAGCTTACTCAACCTTATGCACCCGTATATAAGAAGGACGCACCGTCCGCGACCGGCCCGGTATCCCTTTACAGATGCCAAGCTTAATCAGCATCTTTATCTTCCGCGATACATTGCCCCGGCCCTTTTCCCCAGTAATAAACATAATCTCATCTATGGTCGGAGCGTAACCATATCTTTTCCACCACTCATCAATGACCATGTATGTCTGCTTTAACGCTGGGCTCATTTCCGGAACTTTTGTACCCATTTCATAAACCGCCGTATATATCCCCCGCCCCTCTTCTCTTCCAAAAACGTTGGGGGGTGATTCCTGTAATCAACACCAAAACCGTCCCAGTCAAATTTCAGCACCCCCTGCCCCCTTGTCTATAAGGGATATATATATCTCCAAGTGTAACTGAGTTACACATGGGGTTAGGAGGTCGATTCATTGTGTGGATTAGTATGCGTAGTCTGCCCCGTCCCCGTTTTTGATTCTGGGGGGTGCCCGTCCGGTGGGGTCTCGTCCGGCTGATTCTCGAAGGTGTCAGGGGCCGGCAAAGCTGAGAGCTCAGCCAGTAGCGACTCGGCATCGATGGTGGTCACGTCCTTGTCGTCCTTCTTGGCCGCCGCCTTTAGGCTTTCGATCAGCTTCCCCCGCAGGTCAACCGATGCCGTGAGCTTCAAGGTCTCCCGCCGCTCTGTGAACGCGGCCACCTCGGTTACCTTCCCCAGGAGCTCCAAGGCTTTGATCTGTTGCGCGTCCTTAACTTCGGGGTCGAGCACCTTTTCTGTGAGCTTAGAAATTACGAGGGCCCTTAGCATGGCAGGGGTTCTTATGCGCTCCAGCTCAAATGCCTGTTCAAAGGCTTCTGCCTGCGCCTGTATAGCGTCCCGCTTTGCGAGCTCTTGCCCCTTCCTGCTCTGTGTCGCGGGTTTCCCTTTGCTGTTGTATGCCTTCCGATAAGCTCCCGCCTTGGACTCTCCCAGGGCTAACTGTCGCGCAAATTCTTTTTGTTTCGGGGTTAGAGCTTTATCCTTCGCTACGTTCGCGCCCATAAGCAGGGCCTCGACTGGGACTTGCTCCAGGCCTTCCCTGATCTGCTCGCGTGTAAGTTTCTGCATGGGTATATTTTAGGAATCAGCTATCAATGCTCGGAAGTGTATAGCCTGCCTTTATGGATTGCAACACATTGATTTTCGCTATCGGTTCTCGGGAATCAATAAAAAAATAAAATGGAATTATTTGGTTGACAGTCAACCTAAAATGCTATGCTGTCGTTTCTTTAATTATCACCACAACGGAGGCTTAATCATGCAGACCATCACGACTAAAAACTACTCGATCGAGATCAACGGGGACTCGGTTTACTTTGAGCACGATACCCTGGGCGATGAAAAGGCAGGACGTATCCGCTTTGAGCTTCGCCGCCTTGTGGACTACTCGGGGGTTTCTTTTATCCCTCGGGAGGTCGTCCAGGTTCTGGAGTCCAAGGGCTACATCATTCGATATGACGACGCCCCCTTTTCTCTCGCTTAACTCTCACTGCTAGGAGGTTCACATCATGGGTTTAACTGTTCAGGTATACCGCGACAATCTGGGAGACTGCACCAACGGGGGCGCGAGCTCTACCGTTGACGCTGTCTGTGTGATCAATATGGACGGGCCTTTTAACCCTTCCGCTGATCGTCCCGCCTTTGAGCTCATCCCGGGCGCGTTTCCTGGGACTGCTGTTTTAGTTCCGGCTGACCGTCCGGATGGAATGATCGGGCCTATGTTCGGGGGGAATATGGGCTACAGCTCAGACTCCCGATTCTCACGAGCTGTAGAAAAAATGACCGGGCATCGGTTTTATGGTGCTCTCCCTATTCATGACCGCTTCGAAACCCAGGCGGACTATGACGCTCTCACGCGCTAAGGGAGGACTCATGACTAAGCACCAACGCTCCGCGGCTGAACAGCTCATGGGCCGAGCTCTATACAACCCAGGCGCCGCCGCTCGGGTTCTCTCAGCTCTGATCCGCTCCGCTATGACCGACCGCCAACGGGCCGAGCTGTTGGCCCTTGCTTCGACCGTTTCAGCTGTTACGGATCACCCCGACTTCATCATCTAGGAGACTTCACCATGACCAAACGAATCACCCTGAAAAAAGAATTCAGCCAGGAATCCACTTGGCGCGATGCCCTGGGCGAATCTGAACCCCTGCTCATTTTCTCAGATTGGACGGACTGTTTAGACGCTCCCGACTGGATCCCTGCGGGGGCCACTAAACAAGTCCAGGCATTCTACGGGCGCTCTGCCCATCCCTGCTTTATCGCTCGCATTTAACCTGCTAGGAGGAACCCTTGAAAATCTCAACCGCTGTCGATGTCACGCCCACCTGGGCCGGATTGCTCCCCGCCCTCGTTCAGCTCTCAGACCATAAAAATGAAAAGGTTAGAGCTGATTCCTGGACAGAGCTTCGCCGTATGGCTAAGGCCGCCGACCATTGGAACCATGCAGGGCCGGAATTGATCCGCGCCCTTGAATTTGTCCTTACTGACCTGAATTCTGACCTTCCAGCTGAGACCGCCGGAATGATCGAAACCGCCCTTTTAACCGCTAGGAGAATCTAACCATGACCACCGCTACCGCTTCCGCTTCCGCCTTTTTTTATGTCGATGGCATCCCGACTAAGGGCGCCTGGGTTGACCTTGACTCTTCCACCACCTGGGAGGATATCGCCCAGGCCATCCGGGAAAAGATCCCCGGCGCTGACTGTGACGAGATCCTCTGCGCTGACGCTGAGGGCCTCGCCGAGGAGTTTCTCAGCTCTTACGATTTTTTTGAGCTGAAAAGTTTTTCAGAGTGGATGGAGGCCGTTGAACGCTCCCACCTCGACCCAGAAATAATCGCCGCCTATTGTTCCAACATGGGCGAATGGACACCGGAGGGGGTCACAAACGCCGAGGAATGCTACGCCGGAACCTATGACAGCGACGAAGAATTCGCCGAGGACTTAGCCGACCAGCTGGGCCTGTTGGATCAGGTGCCGGAGAGTCTCCGCTACTACTTCGACATGAGCCGCTGGGCGAATGATCTGCTCATGAGCGACTACTTTGTGAGCGACGGGCATTACTTCCAGAACCGATAAGCCCTCGACCTGATGCCCTTCGCGGAGGGTATCGGGGCGCGGACTTCGCGTCTTACTGCTAGGAGATAACAAAGTGAAAACGACAGACTTACAAGGGGCCGCGCTTGATTGGGCCGTGGCAAATTGCGAGGGGCTAGTTAGCATAGACACTAAAAACCTTTTTGAACCTTGGTATTTACTCCGGGACTACACCCCATCAACCGATTGGGCGCAAGGCGGCCCGATCATTGAGCGCGAGCGCATTGAGCTAGTCGCGATTGAGTTGGGCGAGGAGTGGATTGCGCGCGATTATTGGAAAGAGTTTGATGAGCAAAGCGGCCCAACCCCTCTGGTTGCCGCGATGCGTTGCTATGTAGCGAGCAAGCTAGGGGACGAGGTAGAGATCCCCGCCGAGCTGATGGAGGCCGCATGATCTACCAATACAAGCCCCACCCCCAAGACCCACAAGCCCAGGCACTCCCCTATGGCCTGCGCCTGAAGGTCATACCAGGAACCCGCCGAGGACATACAGTCCAGGTCAAGGACACCCTCGGAAATCCCCTTGGGCGTGTCCTCTTCCAATCCCTGGAGGTGCTGAGATGAGCAAAGACCGATCCGAACATTACGCCTTCGCCCAGGGTTACTACGATGCGCGAGCTGAGGGCATGGAATTTAACCCTTATCTGTCGGAGGAACAGGCCGTGCTTCATGCCGCCTACCGTGAAGGATACGACCGTGGGATCGCCGACTACTGCGCCGAGCATCATCCCGAGGAGGTGAACCAATGAACCGCCGAGACCTGGAGGAAATGCGCCGCCGCCTGGAGGCGCGACAGATCGAACGAGCTACAGATCACCCCGCGATGCTAGTCCTCGCCGGGAGCATGTTCGCCCTGACCTTTTTAATCCTTGCCTTTATATAGCCGGAGAGAGAAATGGAAATTATTGAAGTAACAATTTATAAATTTGATGAGCTGAACGATACCGCCAAAGAGAAAGCGCGCAATTGGTATCGGGAGGACTTGGACTACCCCTGGTTTTCCGAGGCCATTGGTTCCATCCGGGCCTTTGTCAAACACTTCGGCGCGGAGCTGAGAGATTGGCAGATCGGGTCAGGTTCTGGCCGGGATTACATCAAGACGAATGCCACAAATGAAAACTTCCGAGGCGTGAAGCTCAAAGACATTGACAAAGACTACATGCCGACTGGTTACTGCTTGGACGCTGACCTTTGGGGCGAATTCTTCCGAGTGTTTCAGAGAACCGGAGACGCTAAGTATTCATTCGAGCAGGCCCTTGAGGAGGCGATTGTCGGCATTCAGCGGGACATTGACTACCAATACAGCGACGAATGCGTAGACGATACCCTGCGCATCAACGACTACCAATTCACAGAGGACGGGAGGGTGTGGCAATGATTCAATTTAACAGGGTTAAAGATTGGCAAGTGGAATTTATTGAGCAGGGACACTATGCAATTTTCCACAAGATAGTGAACCTGGAATGGGTGGACAAAACTAGCGGCGACAACCTGTGCTTTGAGACTGCAAAAGAGGCCCGTCAATATCTAAACGAAGTATTCAAGGAGAATAAAAATGCCTAAATTTTTAGTGTTTGAAAGCTACCGGATTGAACACGAGGTTGAGGCTGATACCGCCGAGGAGGCCATTGAAAAGGTCTCCGAGAATGCCGAGTATCAATACACAATTGATGTTAGCTATGACCATGCAATCGGCGGCCCGGACTATGAATACATTTCGCAGTCCGCCTATGTTCTGAACCTGGAAACCAACGAGATAACTGAATAAGGAAAATAAAAATGCCTAACTGGTGCAACAACATAATGACTATCAGCCATGATGATCCCGCGATGATGGAAAAGGCCCGTGACGCTTGGAATAGTGGCAAGTTTTTACAGACCATGATTCCATGCCCACAGCCGCTGATCGACACAGTGTCCGGTAGTGTTGGCCGGATCGGAGACGATCCCCTGGTGAATTACCGGGTCGAGCTGCACGAGGCCCAGATGGCCCTGAATGAAAAGTATTTTAGGCACAAAGACTGGTATTCCTGGTGCGTAGCTGAATGGGGAACCAAGTGGGACATTGGCAACGAGGAAAAAACAGAATTTGCCGATATTGTTGATGGCGAAATCCGGGTTAGCTTTGATTCTGCATGGTCCCCTCCGACTGGTGCTTATGAAAAGCTCTGCGACATGGGTTATCAGATCAAAGCCTATTACTACGAACCAGGATGCGACTTCTGCGGAGAATGGATCAATGGCGAAGAGGAAACATTTCCAATTCGGAATGCCCCGAAACGCATCGATGAAATGTTTGGCATTTCAGAATGGTTAGAACAAGTGGAGTCCGAGGATGCCTAGGCCCAGAACCCTCATGACCTCAACCGAGATGATTGACGCCTTCGACATAGCTCGCATAGCCCTGGAGGATCGGGGCTTTT